AATTTGGAAGCACACGTTGATCTTTGTGCAGAGAGATATCGAGGATTGACAGAACGTCTGGATAACATCGAGGAAACTTTGAAAAAACTCGCGGAAGAGATGTTGATCAATCACAAATCACAGATGAAAACAGTGATCATGACCACGGGCACAGTGATAGCGGGCTTGTTATCAACCTTGGTCGTGGTGTTATTGAAAATATAGTGGAAATTGCTCATGAAGCCAACTCTAAAACACCGACATCTACTCATTAGGGCAGAAGTCAATAGCCCACCACAACGAGATTTTGATCTTGGATCAGAATTACGAAGTCTTGTAAAGCATATTGATATGAAAATATTGGCAGGTCCGACCACGGCTTGGTGTCCTGTGGAAGGTAATCGGGGTTGGTCAGGCACAGTGATCATTGAAACATCTTCAATAACATTCCATTCATGGATGGAATCACATTATCCTGTTATCCAATTGGATGTATATTCCTGTAAAGATTTCGCAGTGGACACAGTGCTATTATGGTTGAGACAATTTGATCCGGAACGTATAGATTATAAATTTTTAGATCGTGAAACGGAATTTCGCATTCTAGATGTAAATAAATTGGAATTAGTAGAATTATAAACAAAGGTATGATAGATGGCAGGTATAAAAACAAGGAAAGGTCAACAGACTTATCACAGCAAGTTCTACATCAATGGACAGGAATGGAAGCCTGTGAAAGTGGTCACCCGTAAGATGATCGGCAATGGCTATAAAACATACATGGCCGCACAATCAAAACAGACCGGAGAATTATATCACAACAGCCATGGCAGGATAGCACCTTGGCACTCAATACAATTCACATCAATCAAACCAGAGGAACTAGAATGAAAAAATCAGTGAAAGCACCAAAGGGATACCATTGGATGAAAAAAGGCTCAAGTTACAAACTAATGAAGGGCACATACCGACCACATCGAGGTGCGGTAAAGATGGCACGATTCCCCACAACAAAGACACATCGAGGATACTGATGCACTGCGTGATCATTGGCAATGGTCCCAGTCGTCGATCACACGATTTAAGGAGCATAACACTGCCCACTTTTGGCTGTAACACAGTGTATCGTTATTATCAACCCACGTTCTTGGTGGCACAGGATCCCCAGATACTGCAACAGATGTCACAGGATCAGGTACACACGGTGTTCGTGCCACGGGCACGTAGGAGACCACACGCGGGTGATCTCAACATTGCCAACATACAGATAATGGAATCGTTGCCCGATCAACATTTCAAACTGATGCTGTCCGGAGAATGGTGCATGGTATTGGCCGCGAGGTTGGGTTTCACGCATCTACACATGATAGGTTTTGATGGAGGTCCCGAACATGCGGATCGAGGCAAGACTGCCAGCAATCAAACACTGGAATGGTGCGAGAGCACACTGAACAGATATGAAATATTTGAAAAAGATCTTGTGAAACATTTTCCATGGTTGCAGATAACACACGATGAACATTTTATGAAAGTGTATAAATAATTGCACGGACAATCTTCGGACCCGTTGCTGTCTAACAAGTTAGGCCAGTTGGTAGTGCTGTGAACTACAAGCAAAGAACGTTCATTGCCAGTAGGGACAATCTTCGGACCCTGAAAACAAAAAACACAATTCCCAGCGTTTATTATAACAACAACAACTAAAAAAAAAGGAGTAAAGCAATGGCTTTAGCAAATGCAGGTACATCGGTTTCTAATTCGTTCATAGAAATGTGGTCGGATGACGTGAAACAAGCGTACCAACAACAACAATCAAAATTAGTTGACACAGTTAGAGTTGTAAGAAACGTAACTGGTTCAACTTACAAATTCCACAAACTATCAAAAGGTGGAAGTTTAAAAAACAAAGATAGATTTGCAGACATCATCGCAATGTCAGACACATCTAAATCTGTAGGTAGTGGTACTTACGTAGGTGGCACAGCACAGAACAGTGTTGTATCAGCGACGTTGAACAACTTCCATTCAGGTGAGTATGTGGATGATTTAGACATGTTTAAGACAAACATCGATTTAAGATCTACGTTTGCTCAATCTATCGCAAGTGCATTATCAAGAGCAGTTGACCAAGAAATCATCGACGCTTTAGATACAAATGCTACTACAGATGCAAATCCATTTAACTTTGCTGGATTAACAAAAGCAAATTTATTAAAGGTACATGAAAGACTAAATGAAAAAGATGTGCCAACTAATGACAGATGCTTGATCATATCTCCAGCCGCGTTAACTGATCTATTAACAGACACTACGTTAGTATCATCAGACAATGGTTTGATCACAAACACAGCGTTAGCAACAGGCTACATACCGTCAGTGTTCGGTTTCAAAGTTGTGATTTCCAATTTATTGGACAACACAGGAACTACATCAGGTGTGAGAACTTGTTTCGCGATACAGAAAGACGCAGTAGGTTTAGCGTTAGCACAAGACATGACTGCTAGAATCGACTACGTTCCACACAAAGCATCGCACCTAGTATTAGGTACAATGTCTGGTGGTTCAACAGTTATCGACGCAGAGGGTGTCGTAACTGTAAACGTAACAGAGTAATAAATATTATAGGATTTTTTCCTATAATCTTTTAACGTTAAGGCAGGCCCTTTCGGGGGCCTGTCTTTTTTTTTGTGTATAAATAACACTACAACCAAAAGGGATTCCACTTTATGACGGAAACGAACATTTCAATATCAAACAAGGCACTGACCAAATGTGGTGCCGGCACAATAGCAAGTTTCACTGAAGGATCACACGAAGCCAATGTGTGTTCTACCATGTACGAGACCACCAAACAGGGTCTGTTGTACTACACGTTCTGGAACTTTGCCATAATCAAACAGGCCATGAACAGGCTCAACGAGACACCCACTGACAAGAATTTCACTTACGTACATTCATTACCAGGTGACATCATCAGGATCAAATCGGTGTTCAATGATCAAGGTCTGTACTTGGATGAATATGCAGTGGAAGGACAGAAGATCTACAGCAATCACCAAACTCTGTTCTTGGAATACGTGCAGGACATGGATGAGGACAATTTTCCGGTGTTCTTCGTGGAAGCACTGGTTGCCAAAGTGGCCTATGAAATCAACGAGGCCATCACTGGTATAGGCACCCTAAATGACAGGTTGCTGAATGACTTCAACATCAAATTGAGAGCGGCAAGGATAGCAGATGGACAAGAAAATCCACCAACCAACGTGATGCCAGCGGGCAGACTGATCGAGGCTCACTTGGGCAATGTTTCAAGTTCAAATTCACGTTATCTACGTCATGAAAGTTAATGGCCACAAGGAAATTCACACAAAACAACTTTACACAGGGTCAGGTTGGACCATTCCTAGCAGGTAGGGGAGAAACACCCATCTACAAGGCAGGTTTAGAGACCTGTGAAAATTTTTTATGTTTACCACAAGGTGGTCTAACCAAACGTAAAGGTTTCAAATTTATTTCAGCACATCCAGATGATGCCACCACACCGGATGGTTCAACAACTTTGAACACCATAGGGTTCCATCCAAAATCAAGGATGTTGCCTTTCAAATTTTCAGATGGACAGGAATACGTGGCCTTGATAGAACCGCAGGACACCACAATATCCAGCAACGCTAGGATACACATATTTTACAACGACGTCAGGATCGTCAAACTCACAAACGGCACGGACGGCAACGTGATACCCATAGACACCGACAACATAGACGAGATCAGGTTCACACAGAGTTTTGACTACATGATCATGGTGCATGCGGACATGCGACCCATAGAATTAGTGAGGGGTGCTACCAACACGGACTGGACCTGCACTTATCTAGATTTTGATCACTTGCCGCAGACCAACTTCAATTTTGGTACCACGCTGACACCGGCCAGTGATTCGGGCAACAACGTGAACTTCACGCTGTCGGGTGGCTCATACGCATGGATTGATGCCGCGTGGCCAGATGGACACGTGGGCATGCACATAGACATTAATGGAGGAATGGCAGAGATCAAATCAATTAGCAGTTCAACGGTGGCAGTGTGTGACATCACATACGATCTTGTGGACAACGAGGCCGCTCAAGGACACGAATGGCAGATAGATGCTTTCAGCAATTTGTCAAGCACACTGGGTGGAGGATGGCCCAGATCAGTGTCATTCCATCAAAACAGATTGATATTTGGTGGTAGCAGGGACAAACCACAGACCATATTTGGATCACAGACCGGAGATTTTTTCAATTTTGACAATTACAGCAGAGTGGTTTCCAGTACTGGAAATGTCACTGGAGAGATCACTGACGTATCTGGTTTGCAATTTACCATAGCATCAGACGAATTGAACATCATAAGACATTTGGTATCACAACAATCTCTTTTCATATTCACATCAGATGGTGAGTTTGACATGAGTGGTGAGCCCGTGACTCCCAGCAATATATTAATCCGACAACAAACACGTTATGGTATAGGTGCAGATCGTACACGACCAGTGGTGGTTGACAATGAGGTATTGTTTCCACAAAGGGGTGGCAAAGTGGTCAGGGCATTCGTATACAACTTCAACACAGATGCTTATTCGGCCAAGAACTACAACTTGGTACATCATGACATGCTGTCCGGTTGCAA